AATTGTTCTGAATGTTCTACCTGCCTGTGAAAGTATATTTGTAATTTGTCTTGTTTCGGACTCTGTAAATGTGGCAGTACCAGAGGCGTCGGTGAAAGAAGCATCACGAAACCAAACATCTTTTGTTGGTTGTAATCTACCAATGTCTATGTTAAAAGATGGCTTCATTGTGCTGAGTGTCCTACCGGAGTAGGAGGTATGAAAAACAATACCTAGTTGAGCGGCCTGCATTTTCTTAGCTAAGATAGAATTTTCTGGCACAGCATAGACAATAGTATTTGGTTGAAATGTAATGTATCTTTCACCTTCAATCGTTTCTTTCTTTATATCTCCTTTTGTAAACATCATGTCGCCTTGTAATACACCTTTGATACCAAGTTTTGGTATAAATGCCAAGGCTGTTTTAAGTTTTCCATTCAGACCACCAGTTGGGTGGTTCTTATCTATATCTTTATCTGTGTAGTTTAATTTAGGTGTTATATTGAATACTGATTTAGTACCAACAAAGAACTTACCATTTGCAGGATTTATACCAGCAAAAATGGCAGGTGCACCATCCCATTTTGTTGTAACATTTATTTTAGATGATGATTTACCTGCAAGCATATCTCTCAACGATTGTAAAAAGTTGATTGACTCTCTGGCGCCAGCGACACCACGATTCAAGATATTATCTTCTAAATGTTCTAAGTGAAGATTCTTGTCTTGTCTGGCTTCTTGTAAAAATTCTGTAAAGTTCATTTTGCGATTACAAAAGGACTAGAATTTATCGACCTAGATGTTACATAAGCAAATAAAGCTCTTAGAACCTTATGTTGTTTCTCCTTTGGATTTTTAAAATAAGCACTAATTAATGGTCTAATAGCATTCATAACTGTTAGACCACTTATAGCACCCATATCATTATTAAATGTTTCTCTTTGTTCTTTATTACCTTTATACAATCTACCACCAATTGATTTTATATAAATGTTTGCATCTTCTTCAAACTTTTTGTAGTTTTGATTCCATGTATCTGATAATTTCTTAGCAAAACCTTTATCTATCAAAGAAATTTGTTTAGTAAATAGCGGTATACCAACTAACTGACCACCTAGAGCTGCATCACCTTTATATCCAAATATAACCTTGACACCTTTTTGTGGTTTACCTTTTGAGGCCGGAGTATGTCTTATCTGAATAAAACCATCTTTGTTCCCGGATTTAACATCTATTTTTATTTCTCTAAAAGCACCTTTGCCAATAGGATAATCCTTGACCCATGCAAAAGTTTTTTTCTGTTTATTAATTTGGTATTTACCAGTCATCAAATTAAATTTTTGTGGACCGACAACAAATGTATCTGCAAGTAATTTTTCCTCTTTTTTTCGATTGAAATTTACTTCAACTATGTTTGCTGTTCTTTCTACTTTTTTTAATGATAAGGGCAGTAATTGACCTTTGTCTATTAATTTAAAAATCATTTCATTTAATTCAGCAAATCTAAAATTACCAGCTTTTGTTTGAGGATCAGATAATGTAGATTTCAACATTTTTTTAGCCTTATCGGTCGCAAAGTAAATGTCAGCTGGCGACCACTTGTTTATGTCACCAAAAAAAGGCCTACCATCCTCTTTCTTTGAAAAATCATTAGCTACTTTAAATAATTTAGATAATACACCCATGACCTCTTTATCACCTCTTGCGTAAAAAACATCACCCCAACCCGGTCTCTTAATGTATCTAAAATTAGAATCAATTTTATCAATATCTTTAATTAGTTTTTCGGCTATCAGAAGAGATGATATGAACCAGGACTTGCCTGTATTATCTTTACCTAAGTAAGATAAAATTTGAGATTTTGGTAAATCAGTTTCTATGGCCTTAGTCCTAAAACCTGTGTCTATTTCACTTTTAAACTCTTCCTTAAATTGTGTGTAGTTTTTTTCACCTTTCAAATAAGGTTTCCATAATCGGTTTACTTTTACCGTACCTAAAACATCAGCGATGTATGAAAACAAAGCCTGTGCTCCTTCCGCTTCTGCTGTAGCTGCCATTACCATAATTTTTCTCCTTAATTGTAGTAACTATTGTATTTATGATAACACAACTACCGAATAATATCAATCTCTTTATCTCCTGTCCATACTTCTAACTCTTTTCTAAGTCTTTTGTCGTTTTTAAGTGACACATATCTGTTTGATGCTTTCTTTCTCCACCACTTAATTACGTTCTCCAGATGGTGCTTATCGTAGTTCTCCTTGTCTGGAACCAACTTATCTGTCTTACCAGTCACCACATCAACAAAGTTTGAGAAACCATAGGAAGAGGCGTAATATCGTTTCTTTTCAGTCAAATTAAGAGCATTCTTAATTGTATCATTGTATCGTTTCAAATCTTCGCCATCTAAACTAGCCTTGATAAGAGCCTGTATTTTTGTAGACATTTTAAGTTTTCTTGATGAAGCATCTTCTGGTACAACCGGACCACCAACTGCACCTTCCATATAATCTTTTAAATCTTCATAGGGTTTGCCGTGCATCAATGGTAAAAAATTAGAGTCTGTAAGGCCTTTGAATCTGAGAAATGGTTTCATACCATCATACTGTGAACTAGACTTTGATGACCCATACAAACTGGTCGTTTCAAACAAACATACATTCATACCTGGATATTTCTTGTTCATCATCTCACGAACATGATGTGAACAACATATAGCTGCAAGTAATTTACCACCAAGTGTATTGAAACCAAATGGTTGTGATGGTACAATAGAAAAGCCCATAACAGTTGTCTGATTAAATGACCTGGCTGTTTTTGCATCTTGAGTAAATACACAATCAAGTAATTGATTTCTAGGTTTCATGTTGATTACTGGTGAACCAAGGCGAATAAAACCAAGCCATTTGTTTGTATTCTTTTCTAATACACCTAATCTTAATTCTTTACCTGGTACACTTACCATGTTTGAATGTGATGTAATGATTGATAGATAATTATCCCATAGTCCTTGTTTCATTCTATGAACTTCAATATTCATATCTTCTGGGTGCATATCATATTCATTAAACAAATCTAGTTCGGGCCCCATACCTGGAAGACCAACAGGCATATCCGAAACTGCATTTAGTTTTTGATCTCGCATATAATCAGCGATACTTTTAAAACGATCAAAGTAATCTGAAAAGGCTTTGGCGCCATGTAATGCTTGTTCTCTAGTTATTTTCATACTTTAAATCCATCAAATTTTTCTTTTGTGCCAAATGTATTTAGCGGTTTATCAGGACCGTTATTTTGACCTGCATCTAATATATCATCTTGACCACCTTGTTCTACATCATATAATCTCATCTTAGCTCTATCAACACCAAGAATAAATTTCTTGTAATAACTTGGGTCATTGTAACGATTCTTTTGTTGTTTGACCATTATCTGATTTAGTTCTTCAAGTTGTTCGTTTGATACTAAAGAAATCATAAAGTCAGCAGTCGCTGGTAGACCAAATGATTCTGAAACATCTTCAAGACCTGGATCTGAATTTGTAAAACCAGACCTTGTTGTTTGTGTTGCTGATACAACTGGTAGTTCATACTCAACTGCAAGACCACGGAGTTCTTCTGCAATTGCTTTTACATACACATAAGAGTTGATTGTACCACCTGGTCTTACTCTTGATGATGAACAAATATTTAAGTAATCAATAAATATAATATTTGGTTTAAATTGTTTCTTCATCGCCAATTCACTTAACAAGGCTCTGAAATGTAATGTTGAAGCAGCTGCCGTTGGATATTCTTTGATGATTAACTTACCTTGTGTCTTAGACCTCAACACTTTGAATTTGTTTTCGTAATCTTCTTTTGATACGGACCTAAGTTCATTCAAACTAATGTTCAATAAGTTTGCATCAATTCTTTCTGCAATCTTTTCTTCAGCCATCTCTAATGTAATATACAAAACATTATCACCTTGAGATAAACAAGCTGATGCCATATGACACATAAACAAACTTTTACCAACACCAGTACCTGCCATCAATACATTCAAAGTTTTATCTGGTAGACCACCTTTTGTAATCTTGTTCATCAAGTCAAGGTCAAACTTCGTTCTACTTTCTACTTTATGATAGAAGTCATACCTTTCGTTGTAATCGTCCATGTAATCATGACCAACGTGCCTGTCGAATGAAACACCAAGTGCATCACTCAATAGTTTTGGTATTTCACCTTTTGCTTTCTTTGTACTTTTATCATCTAGTATTGCAACCGAATCCATGATTGCATTGTAGATAGCTTTGTCTTGACAAAACTTTTCACTCTGTTCTGTAAGCCAAGTAATATCTACTTTTTCATCTTTTGTTTTTTTGAGTTCATGAAGAAGCTCTACTGATTTTGAAACCTCATCTTCTGTGAGTTCTTTTTTCTCTGTAAAGTTAATTACAAGAGCTTCATGTGAAGGTAACTTCTCATAACGATTTACAAACTCTTGTATCTCTTTAAATACTTTTCTTTCTATTGAATCAGCAAAGTATTCTATCTGAATAAAAGGTAATACTTTTCTTGTAAATTCTTCATTGTAAACTAAGTTCTTTAGTATCGTCTGTTCTAATCTCATCATTCAATATATTCCCATAACCTATTTGATATTTTTCTTGTACAAATGTTTTAAACTGATTGTCCTCTAGTATAGGATACCAGAATTCCTTTGTTTGTGTGGCATCTAAGCGTACTTTTGCACCAACTTCGCCCGTTTTACGGTCTATCTTTGCATACCAACCTGGTGATGGCTTCGTTACAAACTTAGCTTCGATTGCTAAATCTAATAAACCAGAATACTTTTGCATACCACCATTAAATGATACTGTGATTGGTATTTTAGATTTCTCTTTTACATACCTAGATTTTTCTACATTGATGATAAAGTTATAACCTTGTAAACCATCTTTACCTTTATCTTGTTGTCTACCAAGAATCCAGATTGTGTCAGCAGAGTAATAAGAACCTGTACCACCGCCAACAATGTCTTTTGGAAACATTCCAATTTCTTTATATGTGTGATTGACAACAACTAAAGGTATGTCTTTGATAGTGAGGTGAGGTGTTATCATGCGAAACAAAGACTTTATACCTTTAGCTCTTGTCATATCAGCAACTGTTTTACCTTCTATTGAATCATCAACTTCTTTCTTTGAAGCTAGATTACCAATAGAATCTATAATAACAATTATTTTATCTTCAGCTGAAATATCTTGTAACTGATTCATTATATCAATTTTAAGTTCTTCTACACTTGTAATCGGTGTATGTAAAACTCTATTCATATCAACATCAAATGTTTCAAAGTATTTTTGTGGTGTGCCAAATTCTGAATCATAAAACAATACAATTGCATCTTTATATTTTTTCAAGTATGAAGAGGCAAGTAACAAACCAAATGCACTCTTAAAGTGTTTTGATGGCCCTGCCAACATTGTTAAACCTGGTGTTATGCCACCATCAAGTGAACCTGATAGAGCAACATTAATCATTGGTACTTCTGTTTGTACCATATCTTTTTGACTAAAGAATTTTGACTTAGAAAGTATTGACGATTCTTTAATCGTAGTATTCTTTTTTAATTTGTCTAATAAGCTCATTTCATTCCTCTCACTTTTGCAATTTGATTTTTAGGCACCAACATTTTATCTTTATCTATAAAAAAGGATTCTAAACTAGGACTGGTTGGTAAGTCAAGCTTTTTCTTTCGATTTGCCTTTTTTACTGGTGCTGGTGGTTTTGGTTTTGTTTTATATTTTTTGTAAGATTGATTTGCAGCTATCAAAAGTAAAACTGCTAACGGGTCGAACACAAATATAATTATGAATATAACAAATCTTACGGCTTTATCTATAAACTTTGTATCATCTTTATCATATAATAACTCGGCGATAAACATGATTGGCCCTACTTCTGCCCTTAATATATTTTCTTCTCTCAATAATGGTAATTTTTCTTTTGTAAGTTCTACTAATTGTGCTTGTGCATTTCGTATTTGTCTATCAGTTGTTCTTGCCACTTTTTCTGGGTCATCACCTGCCTGTCTATACAAGTAAGTTAATCTTTCTCTAATTAACTTTTCTCTTTGTTCTATCTGTTTCACTTGTACAGAATTTGCACCAACTATTATGTTAGATTCAATGTGAGCTCTTGAAAGAAAACCAAATATACCCATAGAAGTAATTAACATCACAAGTATAATAGCTGTGATAAAATATACTTTCATAACCAAAATAGTTTCTTTCCAGTTATTATATAACCAAGATACTGTAACTAATTTGGCAATTTCTAATACTGTACCCATTACAATAATTGGCCAAAATGAACCTGGAAAAATCTGTGCTAAACCTATAACTGAGTAGTAAGCTGCAATCGCTGATAAAGCAATTGCTGTGAGAAAAGGTAAAATGGCTTGTGTCATTTTATTTCCAATTGATACTCTTGAGAACCTATCTTACCTTTTACATAAAAATTAAAAGCAATAGAGTATCTATCAAGATCTGATTCATTGTCTGATACAGAATGACCTAACCAAGGAGGAAAAAGATAGAGTTCATTATTTTTTGGCTTAAAACTCCATGACTTACAATTAAGTAAATTCCATTCAGTATAGTCCAAATCTAAGTGCATTGGAAAAACTGTTGTGTGATTATATTCTTTAGCAAAATGGATATCTCCTGAATTATCAGTTACATCAAAATAATATATGCCAGATAAGATACAGTTTGTATGCACATGATTTTGAGCCCAATCCCCTTTACTATGTTTTACAACCCACGAATTTGTCATATAAAACTCAATATTAGAGTTGACTTTAAGTTCATCAAATACAAATCTATTTACATTATGTAAGATATGTTGTTTGAGTTTTTGAGTCTGTGGGTTATCTAACACATATTTATCTATTGAATAATCACCATTTTCTGAGGACATTCTTTGAAACTTAGTAGATTTTAAATAATTAATCTCTTCTTCGGTAATTGGTAAATTTTCTTTTACAAAAATTGGTGTACTAAAGAGAGGTAAAATTTTGTAATCTACTTTAGCCAAAAAAATTCTCCAATGAATTTGTCTTTTCTATTTCCCAGCCAATACACTCAAGTATAAATTTGATTGGTTCTATAAAACCTTTTTGAAATTGTATATCATAATCAATATACTTTTGTAAGTCAAACTCTTTTGGTATTCTTGTTGGAAAAGATATGACATTATCTTTCAATGGGTTTGGTTGTTTAACATATGTAAACTTCAACTTTTCACCATCTTGAATCATAGGATATCTTTTATCAAGATTTAATTTTTTAACATTGTGATTGTATATCAATGCACCTCTCACATGAATTGGTGTGCCTTTTTTGTATATTGAATTAGAATCTACATATGTTTTCATACCATTCACACCACGAGGAAAAGATATTTCTTCTGGTGGTAAATTCTTAAATTCTTCTTTGAACTTTGCAATAAATTCTTGAACTTCATCTTCACCTTTTGTAACAATAATCTTAGTAAGCTCTTTCATCTTCTCACGAATCGCATAAGGCGTTGATGATTTAATCATCTCAAGACCCATGATTTTTAATTTAGGTGTTGTATATCTAACACCTTCATTATCATATACGTTTAGAATATATCTTTTCTTGGCAGTCCAAAGACCTTTGTCTGCAAGTGCTTCTCTTTTCATTACCATCTTTTGGTCATATGCAGATACATAGTCAGCAAGATCCTTATAACTTTTATCAATAAAAGATTGAATCTTTCCATCACATACTTTATCCATGAATTTGATTGCTTCGTCAGCTGATGGTTTTTCCTTAAATACTTTATTAACAAGACCACCAAGCCTAAGGTAAATTGAGTCTGTATCTGAAGCAACAACATAATCTTCCTCTGTTTTAAGTAAGTCATTCATGTACCTGTTCAGTTTGTTTTCTATCCAACGAATAGATAACTGACCAGCCAAAGTAACTGCAAGTGCCTGTCTTAGGTCATAGAATCTAAAGTATTGTGAACCAAGAGCACCATAAGCAGAGTTTAGTGATACTTTCTTTGCAAGTTGTAGATTATTCAGTTTTGATATAAGTTTTTCTAAATCTTTACTTGGTCTTTTCTCATAATCTTTTTGAGCCTGTATCATTTGTTTTTTAAACTTCTTACGATCTTCATACATTTCTTCCATCATCTTTGGTAAGAAACCTTGTTTATCTGTTCTAAAAAACTGGCCGTTTGGTGTGAGTGTTACACCATCTAATTTCTTTGTATCAATCTTTTGATGCAATAAAGACTCTACATTTACTTCTTGCATAAGAACCTTTTGCATATCTTTTGTATACTCTTCACTATTCACAATAGTTTCTGGACTAATGTTATACATGATTAACAAATGTGGATATAGACTGTTCAAGTCAAATGATGCAATCCAATCGTGCATACCAACTTGAGGTTCTTTTACATAAGCACCTTCAAAGGCAGATACTTTCTTTTTGAATTTTTTTGGTGGTACAATAATCTTTTGTGGTAGTAAATGATTGTATATCAAAGAGTCCCACATTCTTGTTTGTGCAAATACATCTTCAAAGTTTGACTTTGTATCGTAAGCCAGAGTGATTGCCATTTCAATCAACTTTAACTTATCTTCTAGTTTAATAATCAAGTCAACGTCTTTGATATTGTAATCAATAAATTTCTGATAGTTCTCTTGGTATAGATTATGCAAACTATCATACTCATCATACGATAATTTTCTCTCACCAAGTTCTACATTGGCAATTGCATCTAACTTATATGATTCTTGAGATTTACCACCTGGTGCATACCATTTGTATAGTTCAATATAATCTAATGAGTTAACGCCAGATAAATGATATGATATAAGTTCACGGCCATTCAATACAACTTTTCTTTCCCATATATTATTCCAAGGCGAAAGTTTTTTTGCATACTCTTCACCGAACAGCATACGAAAACGATTGATGATATAAGGTATATCAAAGAAGTTTGTATTCCAACCAGATATAATATCAGGATAATCCGATTGCCAGTATTGTAAAAACTGTTTGCATAAATCTTTTTCTTCAGCACACTTGATGTATCTCACATTTTCTGGACAATCATAATCACCACAACCAAAGACAACTGAATTACCATTTAACTCACGAATACAAATGGCTGTGATTGGTGCTCTCGCCTCATACGGGTCTGGAAAACCATCTTGAGAACTGACCTCTATATCAATAATAGCTATGTTGATGTTCTTAATATCCCATTCTATTTGACCCTTGAATTGGTCAGCAATAAAAGCATATTCAAAACGATCCATACCATAAATATCAAAGTTATCTATATCTTTATACTTTCTTTGAAAGTCTTTTGCAGCTCGTATAGAATCAAATCTCATAGCATCTAAAGATTCTCCATGAATACCATGCCAATCACTTTTAGAACCTTTAGACCTGAGAAATAAACTAGGTGAATAGTCTACTTTACCTTTTACTCTCTTACCATTATTAACACCACGATAAAGTATTTTATTACCTTGACATAAAACATTCGTATAATGTTTTGACATTATACTGGTACTTTAACATCATCTGAAAAAACACCTATAGTAACCCATCTTTTTGGGAACAACATCTCACGACCACGAAAATCGTTCATGTCTTTTGTTGGGTCTTGAACATAGCCAATCACTTCAACTTTTTTGTCGAAGCTTCTACTGACCATGTCATATCTTTCGGCTCTAGGCAGCCTATACTCTGTTGCTAATTTCTTAGCAAGTTCTTGCCTAGCATTTGGTTTCCATCTTTTTCTCATAATAAATCTCCCAAATCCATATTATACATCTTGTCTTTTAAAAAGTCAACTCTTTCTTCTAAAACACGAGCTGTTGTTTTTAAATGTCCAAGCCCTGTGATACCTTTTTCTTCCTCGTTCTTTATAAAAGTTCTCACTCTTTTAGCTTCACTAGATAAAACTCGAATGTAAACTAATTGTTGAGATATTTCATCTCTGTTTCTAATTTTAAATTCTATATTATTCATTGTTTCTTCGTTTATAATCATTCTATTACCCAATGTCCTATTCTGTCACCACAAGGACTATCATACCATATTCCACCTTTTGGTTGAGGCAAATCTTCGTCTTTCCATACAGGATAAATCACTTTGCCTTTATGATTTCTAAAATCATCATTATATCTAAGATGAATCTCTATCACATTACTACCAATCATTTCAATATTAACCCATGGATGCCAATTCCACAAATCATCCAACTTTTTTGGAAATGGTATCTCTCTGTCTATAAGTTCCCATTTATCAAAACGGTCAAGTCTGCCTTCTCTAGGGAATCCTAATGCTGTAGTTTTTTGTTTTCCATAATTATAGTCTACTGTAATATGTTCACCCGTAAACTTTTCACACCAAAAATATCCAGGTTCAATGTTATCACCTGGTTCTAGCCATTGTAGTCTTGCACCTTTACTCATCATTTCTAAATTCATGATAGGTCTAACTACATACTCACCTGATTCTGGTACTGTTATGCCAGCCGGCCCACATTTATGGCCAAGTTTTTTAGAAAGTATTAACTTGTCATAAACCCATAACCATTTCCAACTTAACTGTTGCCAAATATTATAATCGTTTTGAAAATCCACTATGCAACAAGACCGACCTTGTAAACAGTTTTACCATCTTCTTTCATAGCAGTCATAACTTTTTTTCTATTATCATCTAAGTCATGTGATACATGAACCCATCCTGAATCAGGTATTCCTGGTGTATAAAATTCAAGTATCAATTGTCTAAACTCACAATTATCTTTTATCCACTCTGCTAAATCAGCATTTGCGACACCATTGATTTCAATGTCAGCTGCCATACCTTTACAATGGTCTGATGTTTTAGAACCACCAATAGCAGAATTTAATTCTGGGCTTCTATACCCTGAGTTTACTCTTACTGCTTTACCAAAGTGTTCTCTTACTGGTTGTAAAACACGTTCACAAAGTTGTTTTAAATTTTCAATTTCTTCTTCGCCTGGCTCATTATCAATATCTTTTCTTGTTGCTGTTTGGCTTTTCGTCATTTCTTTTAACGAAAAATTATCTGATAATTTCATTTCATCTCCTATTGTAAAAATATCAAAGGCACTTCTAGTTTTTTCAACGAGTTTGCATGAATAAAAAATCCTAAAAATCTTTCACCAATAAAACCAGGATATCTCCAAGGCAAAGGCTCTGAAAAATTATCGCCTGATTTTTTTACTGGATAAACTTTAGAACTGTTAATGTATATGTATTCAAGTATTCGGAACAACTCTGAGGCATATCTTAAAAAGTATTTTTTTCTAAAGATATAATTTGTTGTGAATGGTATAACACTTTGATTAAACCATTGTAAGGCATTACTATGATAATAAGGACATACTTTACAAATAGATTCGTAAAAGAGGTCCCAATATTCTTTTGGTTGTGATTCTAAGTATTGTTGTGCTACAGAACCAGGCAGAACAGTTGAAGCATTAGTAATTACATCATTAAAACGTAAGTAATGTAACAAAGTTCTTTTCTCTCCTTCTGTACCTAAATTTACAGCCTCACTTGCAGGCATAGTAACTTCATTTTCATATATTGGAATTTCTGGTCTAAAAGAAAGCATACGTCTATATGTTACACAACCAATGTATTCCATATCTGGTGGATTTTTTAAAAGATAATACTCTGTTGCTTGTTGACCAAGAGCCTTTAAAAAATCATCTTTTGAAACACCCTCTGCTTCATAGTATTTGTACAAATCATCAAAAATCCAGTCAATGTATATAGAGTTATTACCAATCTCTACATTGTCTACATGACATGGTTTTATCCAACTTGAGTTTTGATTGTATGGAAAAGGTTTATGAAAATGTGGATATAAACAAACACTCACTTAGTTTCCTTTTTTCTTTTTCTTTCAAAAGATTGTACATTATCAGATTCAATAATCATTTTCTTATACAACACTCTTTTATCACCATCTAAATTTGCTAACATAGTTTTACATTGTTTAGACATTTTATAATTACCACTTGGTTTTTTACTTAACATAATATAATCTCCAAAAAAAAGGTGAGGCGTAAATGCCTCACCCCCTACTTAGCTTCTTCTTCTTGTAAAAGTTTTGGCTCAAGTAATTTCAGGTCTTTGCCAATCTCAATCTTTCTTGGCTTCTTGTGATCAGGTACTACATTCACAAGACCAACCCTTAAAATACCATTATTAAATTCAGCGCCTTTCACTTCTAAAGTATCAGCTACTGTAAGAGTTTTAGTAAATGAACGTGTGCCTATACCTTTGTGGATATATTCAACACCTTCAACATCTTTCTCTTTCTTCACACCCTTAATAATAAGGACATTATCTTCTACTGTAATATCAATCTCATCTTTACCAAAACCAGCAACGGCAAGCTCAACGACATAATGATCTCTATCGACCTTGAGTATGTTGTGTGGTGGGAATGTTGATTGTTGTTGTCGGTCATTTAACACTTTATCCAAGTCGTTAAATATTCTTTCAAAACCGAGTGTAGAATGAGCCAAGTGTGGCCCGAAAGCGAACTCTACCATTTTAAATCTCCTTTTAAGCAAGTTAAACAATTGTGTCCCATTTGGCGACACATTATATTTAGTTACGAAATATCTTCAGCTTTTTTTCCGATATTATATTTCGCCACTAAATCCCATTCATCTTTCTCCTTGAAAGATATAATCTTTATCTGGTGTAATGGGGCGACATTATTACCAATTCGGTCCATATTGTCAACTTTAAGAAGTCCCCACTCCTCCAATAATTTAGCTATTGCATTTCTTCTTTGTATATCATTCTCTGATATATTAGATGGCTTACCATCTAGTGCAAACAATTCTTTAAAATGTACTATATAATATTTTCCCTGTTTATGTAATATATGGCAAGATTGATATAATACTTTTTCTTTTCTTGAAGATACACCAATTCTCGTAAGAGTTTCCCTTACCTTCAGAAAATCATCTTGTTCACTTAGTATAACTTCTATAAAATTCGTTAAGTCTACCATTTTATTTTTTCGTGCCGCCGGTGTCGGCCCTTTCTTTCAGTTCTTTTAGTTGTTCTTTTGGGAGTATTCTGAGAGCTTCTTGGGCTTTTGCTTCTGATAAATTATAATATCTTTTAATATAATCTACACTCTCACGTTTCTCCGGCTTCAACCACTTTGCAAAAGTTCTTCTTTGTGATCTAACTGTATTTAGTAAAAAGTCATTCTGCATCTTTTTATCTACAAAATGCCTTTGATTTATCTCATTTGCAAAGAGCACACAATCTTTGTGGTAACTTAGTGAACGATTTACAAGAAATGGTACATACTCTTTCTCTGTTATATCATCAACAATGAGTTGTTTCTTACCTTGTAATATTTGTTTTACGAAATCGAATGGACTCATTTGAAATCACATTCTACCATCAATTCAGTTAAACAGGCGACCGTGTTAATCTCTTGGTCTGCCACAAAGGCAGCTTTGTATTGATAGTCAGCCAGTATCAAAACTGCTTTTGGTATTGAATGTGGTTTAAGTTTATCATAGAGTGCATCATAAACTTTACGAAATAGAGTAGTTGAATCAACATCATTTGTAGCGACCCACTTTCTTACATCACCAAAGTTTTTGTCTTTAATGTGACCTATAATCTTCTCAATTGGTACATCACCAAGTTGAGATAAAACACCAACATCAATCTTACCAAAACTGGAATATCTTTGTAGTTCGTTTATAACTCTACGAAAATCTGGAAAATGTTTCTTGATAAGTTCTACAATTACTTTATCATCATACTCAATGCCTTCATCTTTCAGAATCTTTGTAATTCTTTTCATAAAGGCCGATGCCATCTTGGCTTTTTCACCATTGCGTAATGTAAAATCTACAACAGCACACCTTGAATGTAAAGGGTCTATAATTCGATTCTTAAAATTACAAGTGAATATAAAAGAACAATTACCTGCAAACTCTTCTATTGCGTTACGCAAGGCAGGTTGAGTTGAATTAGGGTTGAGATAATCTGCTTCATCTATGATGATGACCTTGCGACCACCAGCAAGACTAACTGACGAAGCATAGTTCTTTATCTTAACACGGAAGGTATCAATGCCTGATTCATCAGAACCATTGATAACGATTGAATCACAACCAATTTCATTACACATGGCTTTTGCAATGGTTGTTTTACCAACACCTGCACCACCAGATAATAATAAGTTTGGTATGTTTTTTTGGTCTACATACTCTTGAAAAGGCTTTTTAAGTCTATCAGGTAATATGCAATCTCCAACGGCCTGAGGCCGATACTTCTCTGTCCATAATAAATGTTCCATTGGAACTCCTCACAAAATAAATCATAATCAAAGTTTCTTTAAGTCATCAACACTTTTTTTAGCTTTTACTGAACGTCTAAAGTGTTTATTCATTCCATCTTGAAGCGTTTCCGAACCGTTTAGTTTTTCAGCAACTTCAGCAATCGAATCATCAACCAACCAAGTTTGACCGCTTTCAGAATATAATGTAACAGTCGGTTGTATTGAATTTGTATCAGGTTCAGGACTAATAGATTCATAAACCGTAACAATATGGTCTATGTTTATCCATATATCTAAACCTACATTACCTTTAAAATGGTTTTTGAACTTTCTGAACGTGGCCATTATTCACCTTTCGCCACAAATTTACTACCAGTTTCAGTTGATATCCAATAAGTCAAAGGTACATCTTTGTTCTTAAACTCTGAAACACCCTTTGATGATATTGATACTTCATAATTACCAGCCATAACCTTTACAAGGTTTTCGGTCTTGAATATCATCTTATACTTATCACCAGTATCACACTTTGAAATCTCAAGGTCGTCACTATGAGCAGAATCATCTTGAGAATTAAATGTAACTACATTAATTGTGATACCATCAGATTCAATTGCAACATGAGGTGAACTCAAAACAGAACTCGCCTTAGTAATCCAATCAAAATCTTCTGCTGAAAGGTTAAACTTTATTTCAGGCTCTGGCATTACAAAGTCTTTTTCAGGTGGTAGAACAATCATAGTAGGTTCACAAAAACGATACTTAATTTTTGAACGACCTTTTCTACCAACTATTACAACGTGTTTATCATCAAACTGAAAATCAGGATCATCTTGGTCTAAAGATACTACTGAAAGAAAATTATTCAAATCATAAACACCAAAATCAGCAGGTATATCTTCTGTGATTTTTGCTTCGGATAAAATGTTTTTATGTGAAGATACAGTCTTTAAAACTTTACCTTTCTTAAACATAATACCTTGGTTTATATTTGCATAATTTTTTAGGACGCCTAACGTCTTATCACTTAATTTCATCATCTGTTCCTCTATATAAATCGTGATTATGTAATGCTATTATTCCATAGTGTAACACTTTTAACAAATCATTGCGGCAATACCCATTCTTTTTGCCGTATCTTTGTGCATACTTCATAATATTACCAATACAAAATCCTTCACCATGCCCACTATCAATTATAAATTCAGTTGCTTGAAATCTATCTTTTGAATAATGTTGGCCATATGTTTTATCAACATATTCTTGAAACTGTTTTATCAAAACATCTTCATTGTATTTGTAATCTATTGTCATAGTTTACCAGTATATTGTGCAACAGCT